CAATAAAAAACGGTTGACGCAAAAGCCCATTTTTGCTATACTATGTTTTGTTAGTTAGTTAATCGACATAAAAAAGGAGCCTTCATATGTCAACAGCATTTATTCGTGTCAAGTCAGGTGCTTATCGTGCAACAGACGTTTCTGGACAAGTGTTCCAGCTCGTAGAGCAGTTTAAGATGACTGGCAAAGGCGGTTACGTCACTGTGAAGAACGGTGGCAAGTTTCCTGGATTCCCAGAAGAAATCCGTGTCAAAGTACAAGCCATGTCTGACTACGAGTTTGTCAGCGAAGGCGATTTTGAAGGTGTTGTTGCACCCATGGACTCTGATGTAGAAGCAGTTGTGCAAGCGTCACAAACAGACGAAGAGCGCATGACAGACATTGCCGAGCGTTTTGAGATGCTGACAGAGATGACCAAAGCCGCTGTGAACGGTGACATCCGTGCAATGATCGTGAGTGGCCCTCCTGGAGTTGGTAAATCTTACGGTGTTGAACTTGAAATTGAAAAAGCCACCCTGTTTGACACCATTGCTGGACGCAAGCTTCGCGCAGAAGTTGTCAAAGGTGCCGCTACTCCTATTGGCTTGTACCAAACTCTGTACAAGTATTCGGATGAGAATTGTGTGGTTGTGTTTGACGACTGCGACAGCATCCTGCTTGACGACGTGAGCTTGAACCTGCTGAAAGGTGCTTTAGACTCAGGCAAGAAGCGTAAGATTTCTTGGTTGGCAGAGTCCAGTGCTTTGCGCCGTGAAGGCATCCCAGACAGCTTCAACTTCAACGGTACTGTGATCTTTATCACTAACATGAAGTTTGACAAGATGAAGAGCCAAAAGCTCAAGGACCACTTGGATGCATTGCAGAGCCGTTGTCACTATCTTGACTTGACCTTGGACACCATGCGTGACAAGTTGTTGCGTATCAAGCAGATTGCCAAGACAGGTGCTTTGTTTGAAGACATGGACATCACGGATGTTGGACAAGACATGATCATTGAGTTCATGGATGCCAACAAGAATGCATTGCGCGAGATGAGCTTGCGTATGGCAATCAAGATTGCTCAACTGTACAAGAGCTTTCCTAACAGCTGGGAAAAAATGGCACGTACAACCTGCATGAAGGTTGCGTAAAAGAATTAGGCGGATTACATTCCGCTTGATGGTTGTGGTTTGTTAGCTCCTTTCCACAACCCGCTCATAGCCCTGCTACTGTAAAAGGTAGTGGGGCTTTTTTTGCGGCTTAAATATTTACAATGCAAATAGACTTTCAAAACAGCGTTTCAATTCCGATACAGTTACAGCACAGCCCACTGGTGCCTGCCTACGAAAGCATGTACAAGCATCTGCAACATGTGGACATTCCTTTCCATCATTGGGACAACCCGTTTGATCAAAGTGACAATTATGCTGAACTGCACAAGTGTGCGGCAGAGCTTGGCATAAACATAGTGCATTGGTTTGGAGACCAAGACTATTTTAATCAACTGCACCGAGCATACGAAGTTGGATACAACGGCGAGCACAAGTGGCTGGAGTTCCATGAGCTGATACACATCTGCGAAGCAACAGGACACAATCTATTTAGGCGTCAAGCACTACACATTGACTATCGTGAACAAGCAGGCCAATTGCAAAAAGCGTTTGACCCTACATGGATAACTCAAGGGGTCACGCAAGTGTGCCGCGGAGACGTGTTTGTCATGGAAGCAGAGCTAGGCAAGATGCCTTACAGTTACTGGGCTGATGGAGAAAACAACAGCATGGCCAGACTGTGTGAGTTGGCCAAGCCTTGGCTCATACTCAAACCTCAACTGCTGGTTGCAGTACAAGACATAGATTTTATGATCAATGTAGACCGTGAAGGCTTTGCTGACTGGTGGGCACCGCGAGAACAAGCATGGTGCCAGCATTGGAATTTGTCCACGTGGTCAATTGAAAACATGTTTGCTGGCCTGGTAATTGGCCGGATAGATCCTGACTCAATGGAACTGTTGACCGACCAATTGACACAAGGACATGTGCCTGCTAGGGTGCGATTATGATCTATATACAACACGGTCCTGAACTGTATGCTACCCTTAGCACGATACTGTTTGATCGTTGGGGCAGCAAGACCAACCAAGAGGTCACAGTGATCAATGCGCCTGCTGACATACAGAGTGGGCAAGTGTTTGACGACTGGCCAGGGCAGTTGCAAATGACTGTGACTGAACATAACAAAGCCGAGTGGTTGGACACATGCAGGCCGTACAAGGACCTGGCTGAGAATCAGTTATGGGTGTTTAACAATGAGCCGGTGCAGTTACTCAATGGTACCAGGTTGGTCATGCCAGGGTCTGGTCTTTGCTGGCTAGCAAACATTGTGCAACCGCAGGTTCAAGACATACATATTGTTGACATCAGTCGACAGCAGATAAAGTTCTGTTTGGAACTTTGGGAAAACTGGGATGGAAACAACTATGCACAGTTTACATGGGACTATATCAAACGCAATCAACTACAGCACTATGAATTAGATATTGCAGACCTAGATCCTGTTGGTCGCCTGCGCTTACGCAAAGAAGAAAACTTTATTGCTTATGTCAACGAACAATTTGAAAAACTTTTACCCAATTTTTCATTGCAATGGGTACAAGCAAAACACAACAAGAAGCTACATGCAAGGGTAGGGTCAATCATTGATTGTGTGCTAGACAATCGGCTAAAAGAAATAGATTCAATTTGGCAGTCTAACATATTGGATTATAAATGGACTTATATGCACCACACGGAGAAACAAATTGCAGAGTATGAAAAAGCAATTGAGTCAAAGCATCTACAATAAATTTGTAGGGGCTGTGCCCACATTGCCAGATTATATATCAGATGCGGACCTAGAAACCGTACGCACCGCAGGACTCCCGTGGCTACAGTTACACATACCTGTACCAGCAGAAATGATACTAGCAGAAATAAAAGCAATACAACACCTATTGGTATGTCATCGAGACGCATACGGTGAAAGCCAGGGCTGGCACAGTTTTGTAATACACGGCAAAGCCTGGGATGCCACAAGAGAAGACGAGCACTATGATGATGATAGACCACATGTGTGGACGGATCGTGCAGTGGAGTTGATGCCACGCACAGTTGAATATTTCCAAACTGAATGGCCTGCCGGGCAATATGCCCGCATTCGAATCATGCTGTTGGAGCCCGGCGGCTTTATAAATGTACACCAAGATTCTGACCAACCAGGTCTTGGGCCAATCAATATTGCTATCACTCAACCAGATGATTGCCATTTTGTCATGGCAGGACAAGGTACTGTTCCTTATCAAGCAGGACAAGCGTTTTGGTTAGACGTAAGCCATCCACATATTGTTCGAAATAACAGTGCCCAAAATCGTTTCCATATTATTATACATCAAGACTTTGATACCCGTTTTGCCAAAGCAGTTGATCAATCCTACAAGATGCTGTATAATAAAGCATATGAAAACCTTTCCAACAGTTGAAGACTATCTTGAAGTGCTTGCTGGCAAGCGAGATCTTGTCACAGGTGCGATAAGGGCAACTAACTGGATGGGCTATGAGTTCAAGCCTATTGTGAGCCTAGCACGATATGACGTTAACTTTCTAAACAGTGTGACAGATCATACACTAGGTGGCCATCCTCTCACTGACAAGCAGGCAGAGCTTGCAGTAAAGATGGTGCTCAAGTACACACGTCAATTGAATGTCAAAAGTGTCAGCACAGAGCCAATGGTGTATCCTAATTATCGGCATACACTTCGTGTGATTGACCGTAGCAAAAGCCTATGGATGGATCAAGAGCATCTGTATCTGCGCTTTCCTTACAACACTGACATGATACAGCAACTTCGTGAGCTGTTAAACACACGCCAAGGGTCTGCTAAGTTTGATAAAGATGCCAAGACTTGGAAAATTGCCATCAGCGAATACAATGTAAATTTCTTGTACACCTGGGCCACAGGACATGAGTTTAGTATCTCCCAAGATGTGCAATCTGTGATGGCAGAAATTTTAGATATTGAATCCAACCCATACAAGATCGAACTGGTATGCGACAGCGAAGGCATACGCATCACCAATGCTCCGGTCAGTATGATTGAGTACTTGACAAGCCGTGACATAAAGTTTGTGCCAGAAGACTTGGTAAAGCTGGTTGATCTTTCAAGTGTGCTAGGCTACACCGTAGATGCAGATGTGTTAAAAGCTGTTGAATTTTTGATCGGATCGGATCTTGTAGTGTTTGCTCAGTGCCGCGAATACGAATTGAACGGCGATGCTAGTCATATTGAACGACTGGTGCGCTATGCAACAGCAACCAATCGATTGCCGGTTGTGGTATTTGACAACACACCCAAGAGCTCATTGTTGACCTATCAAGAGATACTTGGAACGGATCAAGTGACTGTGCTAGGAAATAAAAAAATTGAAAGCCTAGATGAAATCACTACTCCAGTGGTGTTTTCTCAACGTGCAGTAAACTTCAATCACATGCCACTTATTGTGTCACATGTGGGCCTGATTGCTGGCGGCGAAAAATCAATGATGATTCAAAACAGTGAAAAGATTGTGTACTTCAATTGCAAGTTGTAAACGGAGAAAATAAATTTCAACAGTGGTGTAAAAAACCGCTAATCTGCCGGTAAATAATATATGCGGCAGAGAAAAGAACTATCAAAGTTTGCAAACATCCCAGGCGTAACCAATACCTTTGTTAAACACCAATCTAAGTTTACACAACAGCCTGTCCACGAGCCCAACGCCACAGTGGACTGGATACTGAATCACAGCAAGTTAGGGTATTTGCCTTTGGACATTGAAATACCTTGGCAAGTGATCAACGAAGAAGCCCAGTGTGTGGTGGCGCATATGATTGCACACCCACAGCCAGACTACGACAGTACAGGATGGATGAACTTTGGATTGTTTACTCGAGGGGAACAAGACATGGGAGACTATGGTCGTGAGCAAGTAGATCATGACGATCGTTGGCTAGACCAAGCACAACAGCTCATGCCGCGCACAGTTGAGTATTTACAAACACAGTGGCCACACAAACAATTCTATAAAATAAGATTGCTAGGATTAGCGGCACATGGCGTTATTGGACTGCACTCAGACGACTGCAACGGGTTGCATAATATAAACATAGCCATTGATCATCCTGACTCCTGCGAATTTGTGTTAGAGAACAGTGGTGTTATACCGTTTGAAAATGGTCGTGCATTTTTAGTCAATGTTGGCCGTAAACATGCCGTGATAAACAACAGCAATCAACTACGCATTCATCTTGTTATCTACCAAGACAACGATGATGCGTTTGGAGAATTGGTTCTCCGATCATACAACAAATACACACAGGCCTCTTGATCTTTGAGGCCAACTATGCTATAGTGCTAATCTATGTACGCAAAATTACACATCAAAGACGAAGTCAACGTTAAAATAGAAGGTTTGGATTTGTCAGATCGAAAAGCTCTGGTAGACAAATACAAATACGAAATACCCGGAGCAAGGTACTTGCCCGCTGTTCGTCTTGGACGTTGGGATGGCAAGGTCAGTTTCTTCCAGCTGGGCGGTAGCAGTTACATCAATCTGCTGCCTGAAATATTAGAGTTCCTGGACCAACGTGGATACGACATTGAAGTAGAAGACACTCGCGAATACCGAACAGTTTTTGACTTTGATCAAATTGATGAAAACAGTTTTAGTCACATCACGTGGCCCAAAGGACATCCGCTAGAAGGCCAGCCCATGGCCATGCGTGATTACCAAGTGGAGATCATCAACAGATTCTTTGAAAATCCACAAAGCATACAGGAAGTGGCAACAGGAGCAGGCAAAACAATCGTAACAGCCGCACTGAGCAATGCTGTCACACCCTATGGTAGAAGTATTGTAATTGTTCCTAACAAGAGTCTAGTAACACAAACACACAAGGACTATGTCAACATGGGGCTTGATGTTGGGGTGTACTTTGGAGATGAAAAAGAGTTTGGTCGCCAACACACAATCTGCACATGGCAAAGTCTAAACATCTTGCTCAAGAACACAAAAAACGCAGAAGCAGATATCACCATTGGTGAGTTCTTGGAAGATGTTGTATGCGTTATTGTAGACGAAGTACACATGGCCAAAGCAGATGCTCTCAAGACCCTGCTTACAGGTGTAATGGCACATATTCCTATTCGCTGGGGACTCACAGGAACAATACCTAAAGAAGAATATGAGTGGATGAGCATCAAGTGTGCGCTCGGCGATGTTGTAGGCAGTTTGAAAGCCGCAACACTACAGGAAGCAGGACACCTTAGTCAGTGCCACGTGAACGTGGTGCAACTTGTGGACCATGTGGAATACAACAACTATCAAAGCGAACTCAAATATCTACTAGACACACCCGAACGCCTGGACTACATTGCCAAGCTGGCAGACACTATCAAAGACTCAGGCAATACTCTTATACTTGTAGACCGGGTGGCCGCAGGGCAAGAACTGGTCAAGCGCCTGGGGGACAATGCAGTATTTGTTTCAGGTGCAACAAAAGCAAAGGACAGACAAGATGAATACGATGACGTGGCCACAGCAACAGGCAAGATCATTGTGGCCACATATGGTGTGGCTGCTGTGGGCATTAACATACCTAGGATCTTTAACTTGGTTCTGGTCGAACCTGGAAAGAGCTTTGTTAGGGTTATACAGAGTATCGGGCGCGGCATCCGCAAAGCAGAAGACAAAGACTTTGTACAGATCTGGGACATAACCAGTACCTGCAAGTTTGCCAAACGACATTTGACCAAACGCAAACAATTTTACAAAGAAGCCAATTATCCTTTTGCAGTGGAGAAGACAGAATGGAAATGATAACAAACAAAATCACAATCACGCTGATTGTTTGTTCAATGGATCTAGAACTGCTGGCACGTAACATAACCAGCATACGCAATAACTTTGTTCTTGCTGATCTACACAAGGTCATCCTTATCTGCAACGAGCCTTACAGAAAGTGGGCAGAGTTTGAACAAGCAGTTGATCGACTGCGGCGCGACGACTTTGTGATTGAAACGCATTGGAGCAACACCATATGGCCAGAACAAGATCGCTATGACTGGTTCAGCCAACAACATCTTAAACTGCTGGTGTGTGAGCTGGTAGAAACTGAATGGTACATCATCAGCGATTGCAAAGATTTCTACACTGCCAAACTTGGACTGGCACAATTTGTTGATGAAAATAACTGTAGCTATCAACCAGTGTTCAGCACTGGGTACCAAGACCCGTGGTTGGGCGTACACGGATTCCACTATCGACAATACATCAATGCTTACAAGCTACTGGGCATTGATTACCTTGACTATGATATGGCCTTGCGTAACTGGACATCCAGCACCACTCCGGTGCATACACAGACCATTCGAGACCTTGTGGATTACTTGCGTAAACAGTTTGGAACTTTGTTTCCTTTCCTGTTGCTGTTGCAAATAAATCACCAAGACGTTTTTACAGAATACGCACTCATAAGTGCATGGCACCACAAGCACAATATCATGCTTGACAGATATTGTTTGGTAAACAATACATCCAAGGGATATCTTGGACGTATGGGTAGCAACAAAGATTTAAGAAGAAAGAAAAAAGACGTATGAGAATTTTAACCCTAGATAATACAGCATTTGAAATGGATGAAATTCCGGATGAAGTGGACGACCTAAGATTTTGTGTTTTTGACAATAGCAATCCCAAAGACCCAGACTACTTTTATATTCCACTGATATTTCTGGAATCGTTCAACAGTCCGGCCCTGGTGCTACGCATTGGACCACACACAATAAAGATGCCAGTTGATTGGCAAATACTAATTGGTGAACCGGACTTTGGAGACCTAGAAGTTGTGCCGCTGACCAGTATCAATGATCGCGGCTTCAATGTATTCACGTTCAATCCACTCAAGAGTTTTAAGCCAGAGTTTTTTCCGATTGAAATCGTAGACATCTATCATGACACCAAGTGGTATTTTCCTAAACTGCGTCCAGGCCAGATGCTGTGCGTACCGTTGACACCGGGCGGCAATCCTGTGTGTGCGTATTTTGTAAAAGACATTTCACGTCAGTGTGAAGTTGTGGACTATGGAAAGTGTTGGTAATATGAAACTTAATACACATGATATTGGCGGCGAAGTTGTCAAAGACAACGAAACTTATCAACTAAAGGACAACCGGACCCTGAACAATCTTGTGCTGAGTTCGACAAAATTGTATCGCGGACAAAGCACCAGAGGGCATAGACATGCTGGCCAAGAGGAAGTATACTTCTTTGTACAAGGATCAGGCCGGATGATTGTGGGTGACGAAGACTCAGAATCGTTTGCTGTGGTAGGCGGCGATGTTGTGCTTATTCCAGACGGTGCTTTTCATCGTGTGATCAACGATGGCGAAATGAACTTGACATTTAACTGTGTATTCGATGGCAAACGCAACCATTAAAAATATCACTACAATAAACATCATGCATCACACAGATGGTGCGGATACTGTGTATATCAAGCATCCAGACATGCAAGAAATGATCCAAGCAGATGCCCTATATGATCTACCCGACTTTATTGAAATGCTGTTTGATGCTCGCTATCGGAATGATCCTGGCTTGCAAGATTGTCTGGATCGTGCTAAAATACTCTACACGCTGAAGAAACAAAATGGATAAGCTAAACATCAACAACGAAATGGCACAGCTGGATCGCAAGAACCGTGCGTTCTATGATGAGCTTACTGACGAAGAAAAGAAGAAGTTTAGTTTGTATCTGATGTTGCGATGGAGCAGCCAGGTACAAGCAGACAATGCTATACAAGCATACTATGTGATGAGCTGTAATGAAAATTTGAACAGCAATTATTTTGATATCAGTAAACATCCTAAACTGCAATGGCTGTGTGCAACCACAGTAAGCCCAGGCATTGGTACATTCAAACATCAGTGGATTGCCAACAAGAAAAAGAATGCAGGCTACGAAAGCAAACATCTCAAAGTGCTGGCACAGATATTTCCGTTGCTCAAACGTGATGAACTAGAAATGTTGGCAAAGTTGAATTCCAAAGACGATATCAAACAGATGGCAAAAGAACATGGATGGGATGACAAGCGAATTAAGTCAGAGCTATAAATGCCGTTATTGTGAAAAAGAATTCCGCAAGGAGTCAACACTAGCGGCGCATCTGTGCGAACAAAAACGCAGGCATCAACAAAAAGATGAAACAGGTGTACAACTGGGACTGCGTTCTTATTTGCGATTCTACGAAGTAACACAAGGCAGTGCTCGACTAAAAAGCTATGATGACTTTTGTACCAGCCCGTACTACGGAGCATTTGTAAAGTTTGGTCGTCACTTGGTAGGTATACGTGCAGTAGCACCCAATCATTTCATTGACTGGTTGCTCAAGAACAACAAGAAGCTGGACCAATGGTGCAAGGACAGCTTCTATGAAGAATGGTTACACGGCCATTTGAAAAAAGAAGCACCACAAGATTCACTAGAACGTGCGCTGAAGGAGATGCAAGAGTATGCGGATGCTCACCCAGAACTCAAAAACGGGTTCCTTGACTACTTTAGGTATGGCAATAGCAATCGCGTTTGCCATCATATCGTCACCGGGCGTGTTAGTCCTTGGATTATATACAACTGTGGCTCGGGCGTGGAATTTCTTGAAACGCTGTCAGAAGAACAAATCGGAATCATAATGCCTTGGATTGACCCGGAGCATTGGCAAAAGAAGTTTGCAGACTATGTGGCAGATACAGAATGGTGCAAACACGTATTGAAGGAAGCAGGACTATGATCAAACACAGACCAGAATTACCTCACCCGCCAAAAGAAATAATTGACGAAGTATACAA